CATCATAATCACTTTCAATGTACTTCGTATTATAGTTTTTACCCTCATAATCATCAGTAATAATAAAATACAATGCCCAAAGTAAAGATGTTACACAGTCATCATGTTCATGTCTTCCTGCGGCGAAAACATTTGGTCTTATTTCTTCATATCTGCTTAGTTCATAAAGAGTTCTCTCGTCACGAATCAATAATCTATCCTTTTCAAGATACTCCTTGACTAACATGTTGGCTCTAAGTTTTGATTTCTTTGTACTACGAATTCCCAATCCCTTTGGGTCTACGTTAATCAAGTCCTCATACTCATATTCATGCCATACAGAGTCCGCAACTGTCTGACCTATATCATTATTTTCAACCATCATATGTGCGTTATTGTAAAATTTTGCAATAGAAACCGCAATCTGAGAAAAGTCATGTGGTCTAACCAAGTTATTTCGATATACAGCAACCTGTTCCACATCATACTCACTCTTAATCCAAAGAACTTGAATAACAGAAAAGTCCCTTCCAGTTCCCTTTGATGTATCAACTCCAAGAACATACTCTGCTCCTGGAATTGGTTGTGCGTAAATCTGAAGTAATCCATTCCATTTCATAGCAATAGGGTCTTTGAATGCCATCCTTTCAAGTACATCTGAATCAATGAGTGTTGATTGACCTCCAAGGAATTTACATTGGAACTCTTGAGCAAATCTGATCGGACCAATATCAGCAATCATCTCTTCCTTCCATGCCTCATCACGATCTGGAACTTCCCACCATCCAACTCTAATAGGATAGAAGTTGTTTTGTCTTTCCTGACGAACTGCCTTTGCCCAGAACTCATAGAAATGGTTAAGACCCTTTGGTGTAGAGATCATAATAATCTTACACGTTTTACCACTGGAAATAACTGGGTAGGTTGATGTAATGAACTCTTCAGCGATATGTGATGGAACCTTTGCAAACTCATCAAGGAACAAAAGGTTAACCATCAAAGATGTAAGAGCTTCAGCGGATGTAGCATTTGCTATTATTCTTGAACCATTCTCAAATGTCACACTCTTCTTATTCCAACCATCATCCTCAAGACCTTGCTGTAACCATGTTGGGAGCATTGTAATTGACATCTTAATTCTCTTCAAAATATCAATAGCTGCTTCTTGCTTATGAGCAACAATAGCGATTGTCTTATCTTTGTTGAATAGAGCATACCATAGTAGGAAGATAGTAGAAACGGTCGTCTTACCAGACTGTCTTGCTATCTTAACGACGCAATGTTTCTTACCCTCTGGGGTTTCTACATAAGCTTTAAGAATTTTCTTCTGCCAATCGTAAAGTGTAATCTTCTCTTTACCACGGTCAGGATGAATGATGTAGAAATATGTTTCAGCAAAATAGATAATATCTTGACTACACTTAATAACTTCGTTAATAGTGTCTTGTGAGAAATCAACCATCTCACCCTTTTTGCGTAAACTTTCATTTCCTTGAAACATTATTAATCTTTATCCTTTAAATCTGGCATATGTTCATCTTCAATTTCAAACTTGGCTTCAATCTTATTCATCTGACTTTCATCCTTAGCTGTATTTATCATATCTAAAAGCTGTAATGATGTGAGTGAAATTTTATTGTTGCCAATATTCTCAATATCAACCTGTCCCATTTGAACTTGAGCATCAAAGATACTCTTGTTTAATTCAATCAGAGAAGTGTATTGCTTTCCGATTGATTCAAGAAGTTTAGCATAGACTTCAATCTTTCTGTTGTCTGCGCCAATCTTAATATCTTGTTCTACCTTGTGAAATACTGTCCTCGCAGACATTATCAAGGTTCTCAACTCGGTCTGTATGAACTCTTGATCTTGAAACACGGCAGTAGTTTGTGCTTTAGCAACAAGTTCATTCTTCTTTGTTTCAATCAAACTCATATCTTGTTCAACCTCTTCTATCTTCTGATCGAATTCATCTACATCAAACCCACTAGTCAATCCTTCAAATCCTTCCATTATGAACTCCTTTCATTAATTATTCATATCCTGTCGCGCTCGTAAAGTAAGCAAAGTCCTTCACATCATCTTCAAACGTACCACTGAATGAATATGTTCCACTAGTAGGGATTGCGCTCGTTGGCAAATCTCCGGCAGAGGTATACATAACACCAGATGTACTAAAGTAATCTGCTGATATAATCAATCCACCATAAGCCGATGTTATTGTACCGGCTGAGAGTGCATCAGAGGCAGATGTCTGAGAAGCATCAACAACATAGTATTTGCTATCAATAACCTTGATGAGAGCCGATCTTTCAAATGGTCTGTACATCCAAGCCTCAACAGTCAAGTCCATTGTTCCATTCACGAGTCTTCTATCATCATCAGATATTTCTGGTGATATAAATTCAGGTACAACACCTGGCATTGTGACTCTCAAATCTCTTTCGATATTCAAAAAAGAAAATTCTTTGACTCTTAAGAACAATGCTGGATTGAAATATGGAAGAATGTTCTCTAAAATCTGTGAGAAGTAATCCATTGAGTCCGTCATTATATGAAGAGTGTAGTTGATATCGTATGGAGCAGGAGCATAATCTCTGAATATATCATCAATGTTAGTTCCCTCTTTAGCAACAGTTTCTCCAAACCATTCTCTCCACTCATTGACACCATAGGCTCTATCAGCATTATAAGCAATACCATTCATAGTCAATGCTAGTCTTGGGGTTGAAACCCAATACCTTTGACCGTATGGTTCAACCTGCTTATATCCGTTGGGGTCTGTCGCACTCGCAATATACTCGTGGTCTTCGATCCTTTGTAAATGTTCTTTCTCTACAGGACCGAATGTAATGGGAACCGTATATTCTTTAGCCGAAACCCCATTGGCATCATACTTATAGACAACAAGATCATTAAACATATCCATTAAAGCAACGGTTACATTCTTTGTTGTCTTGGGATAGTAATACTGTATCATTTATTTTCCTGAAAGTTTTTTATCCACTAATGGTAATAAATCCATAACACGATCTGAGTCTATAAATTTTAGTGCCCCTTTCTTGGAGTCTAAAAGTTCTTCCATTCTATCGTCACTAGTCGAATCAATATTAGCTTTCTTCATTGCTGATATAATTATAGCAACATCTTTATCCTCTTGAGCTTTGTTATTAAGCTCTTCTTCAGCAAACTCTTCTGACAACATAAATCTGTCTATTTCTTTTAGTACGTCCATTGTTATTTTCCCTCCATCTTTGCAAGTTTTGTATAATAATCTGGCATTTCTGCTAAGTGATCCAGCGCAATTCTTCTTGCGATTGTTTCTGAAGTCGTATGTTCTTTCTCTACTTCAATACCTTTCTTAAGTTCTTCTTCGTCTGGTTCAACTGGATTTGTCTTATATCTACCAGCATTTAGGAAACTTGAAAGGATTGAATAAATCATTCCTTCAAACTGGTGAACATCTTTCTTTCCACCTTCTTTATATCCAAGTTCTCCTGCTAGCTTATGAATACTAGCATCATCTGGATCTTTATGTGTAGTAAAGAAATCAATGATAGCACCCATATCTTTATCTTTTTCGTTGCCAATATCTTCATTTGCCTTTTCTGATAAGTATTCTTGAAATGACATTATACCTCCTGATTAATTAAGCGCATCAATATAGCAGATTCCGATTCTTCTGAGTCTGGATAATTAGCGCGAATGTATTCAGCAACTCCTTCTTGAGTGTCCAATAATATCTCCGCATCCTCAATAGAGATTCGAGGAAAGTCCTTTCGTGCTTGGTCTAGCCAAGTTTGGAATCGAGTAATCTTCGGGATGTTAATATTTTCTATTAAGTATTGATTGAATGATGACATTATTAGTATTCTCCTTTCTGAATTTCATCGTGAACCATTCCTGCTATTTCAGCAAGATCGTCCAACATAATGACTTGTGACAAATCTACTCCTTTTGCCATCCACTCGTCATAAATTCTTTGGGCAATTGCCTTAGTGTTTAGTTCACCATTTTCCAAATATTCTGGAATGAGTTCGGCAATCTTCTCTTGGATTTCAACATGAAGGTCAGACATTGACCCTTCATTAATTGATTCAATTAAATATTCGTTAAATGACATGTTTCCTCCTTATGCCACGATGAAGTCACCAGGATGAGACTCATCGTAGAGTCTGTCCAGCCACTTCTCTTCTTGTTCTTTATAGTCTGATAAATACCCATCTACGTTTATATTTAAACCATCAGGCATTGTTCCACCATACTTGAGCAAGTTACGACACCATCTGATACCGGCTCTCGCTTCAGCAATCTTCTTGACCATTGGATGGTTGTAAAGGTTCTGAGCTGACTCGGCTCTCCATAAGATCAACACACCAATCAGAACTTGGTCTGGTGTTGGTGTTATTCTCAATATATCTTGACCTGGTATATAATCCACACTATACATCTTTCCAAACATCTCATTAATCATATCAAGATATTGCATTGCGGACTGATAGTTAGAAAGGACTAATCCACATCCTCCAGCACCGGGTCCCCCAGGATAACTTCCTTGTTCTACATACTGATTATATAGAAGAATATGGGCAGGACTGAATAGAGTATTTATTCCATCCAATCCAAACGAGATAGACCAATCCCAAACATGTTGTACGTTATCAAGAGTTGCGCTTGTTGAAGCATCTCTGATTGCTGAGACGGCATAGTCTTGAACA